TGGTGCTCTTGCAGTTGATGCTGATTCAGTATACGTTTCTTCATCAATCGCTGGTGATGGTATTCTTTTCACTCATACAGGTGGAAAAGTTTCACAACTTGAAGTAGCTTACGGTTCAGATGCCAAGAAAGCTGTTCAAGGTAATACAGCCTTTACAGCATCAGCAGGCAATGGTCTTTCTGGTACTACTTCTGGTGCAATCGGTGCTGGTATCAACTTTACATTCGATGTTGTACCAGCCGGTGCAATGGCTATCAAAGCTGACAAGGTTGCTCTTTCTGCATCAGTAGCTGGCGACGGTCTTGGATTCGTTCAAGACGGTGACGGTGCTGTTACCGAACTTAAGGTACAAACTGGTGGAGCATTAGCTATCAAGGCTGATAAGGTTGCTCTTTCATCTTCTGTAGCTGCACAAGGTCTTGGCTTTGTAGCAGATCTAGATGGTGCCGTAACCGAGCTTTCAGTAAGAACAGCTGGTGTAGTTGCAATCAAAGATGATAGCGTAGCACTTTCAGCTTCAATCGCTGGTAGTGGTCTTTCAGCAGTAGTCGATGGTAATGGCGCAGTAACACAACTTGATGTTGCTCTTACTGAACTAACAGCATCACCAATCAACAATCAAGCCGATCAAATCGTATACGTTGATAGCGCAGACAATGTTACCAAGCAAGCTAGCGTTACCTCACTAGCTTTCTTCTTGGCAGATGTTGGTCTTACCTCATCAGCTGGTACACTCAAAGTAGACCGTACAGGCGCAATTGATATCCTCAATAAAGCTGTTGCACTTTCAGCCTCAGTAGCCGGTGTTGGTCTTCAAGCAACAACTGGCGCAGTTGCTCACGCTGTTGACTCTTTGAGAGTTAAATATGGTCCCGGTGCTGGTAATGCAGTCCAAGGTAATACCACCTTCACAGCTTCTGCTGGTAATGGTCTTACTGGTGACTTCAGTGGCGAAATGGGTGCTGGCGTCAACTTCACCTTCAACGTAGTTTCAGCTAACGGTGGTATCGTTGCTAACGCAAACGATATTCAACTCAAGCTATCATCATCAGATGCATTGTTAATTGATTCATCTGGTCTTGATCTTAAGGCTACCATCGGTGGAAACAGAACCTTTACAAACAATGTTACCGTCAATGGTAATCTTTATGTAGCTGGTACTCAAACTTATGTTGACTCCACCAACGTAATGATCCAAGACCCAATCATGTTCCTTGGTTCAGCTTCTGCTGGTGCAGCTCTCGATGGTGACCGTGGTTTCATCATGAGCATTTCTGGTGCTACTGACCCAGCATTCTTCTGGGATCAATCAGACAAGCAATTTGCTCTTGCTTTCACCAATACACCACACAACGGTCTAGACGTAGCCATTGAATCATACGCTGACCTTAAGGTCGGTGGCCTCACAGCTACACAAGGTATCCAAGAGGCTATCCAAACCTTGTCAGCAAATGGTGCAGTAACTGCTTCTATCTGCTTGCTCAATGGTGCATCAGCTGGCTTCACAGCCACATTGCCAGATGCTTCCAAGTGGACAGGCAAGATGGTCAAGGTCAAGAAGTCTGAGGGCACAGACAATGCAGTCGTAGTTCAAGCCTCTGGCTCACAAACTCTCGACGGTGTTGCTTCAGTAACTCTTGAATCACCATACGCCGCAGTAGCTTTCGTATCTAACGGCAGCAACTGGTTCATCTTCTAATCCTTATTATATATCTGGATTATTAGAGAAATCAAAAATGTGGTGGCATCCTTTCGGGGGTGCCGCCCTTTTTGTATTTATAATCTATTTATTGGTTAGGATAATAACACAATATATCTAATATTTGGGATTTTTCTAAATATCCTCACTATTTATTTTTGATTAATCATTATTGGAGTATTATTAATGTCTTCATTGTTAGAACAAGCCATCGTTGATGCAAAAGCTCTTAAAGAAGCTGCCTATAAAAATGCAGAAGCAGCAGTACTAGAGAAATACTCAGTAGAAATAAAAGATGTTTTAAAAAGCTTGCTAGAACAAGAAGAAGTACCAGAAATGGTTCCCGCCCCCGGCGCAGCAACAACATCGGCAATAACTGGTGAAGAGCCAATAAAAGGTGTACCATCAGCAACAACTGATGACGAGAAGCTTTGCCAATGTCCAGATGAAGACGAAAAAGTAAGTATTGATTTAGATGCTCTTGCAGGAGCAGTTGCCCAAGAAGAAGAGCAAATGGGTGGGCTTGGTGCTTCTGCTACAATGAGCAGACAAAATGATTTAGCTCCTGCATTAGCAGAAGTCTTTACAATAGATAAAGATACGCTTGCAGAAGAGCTAGAAGAAGAAATAGAGTTTGATCAAGAAGAACTTGGTTCAATGCTTGAAGAAGAAGTAGAGTTTGAACTTGATCACAATCCACAATACAAAGGCAATAGTTGGTCCCTCGGTGGTGGCGTAACAAACCACGATGTTGACAATCTTAAGCTTTCAAAACTTGCAAAAGAACTTGCAGAGAAAGATAAAGAAACTGAAAAACTAGTTGCCGATAAAGAAGAACTAAAAGAATCACTTATAGAGCTTACAGAAATATCTAAGGCTCTTGCCGATAAGGTTGAGAAATACGAAGCAGTAGTTCCAGCCCTTAAGGAAAAGCTTGACGCATTTGCTTTGTCTAACGCCAAGCTTCTTTATACAAATCGCGTTTTAAGCAATGGCTCCTTGAATGAGCGACAAAAGAATAAACTTGTCGAAACGCTTTCAAACGCTAAAACCCCAGACGAAGCAAAAACAATCTACGAAACTCTTCAAAGTTCCGTGCAAGGTGCTTCTGTATCAGCGACACCAAAATCATTGAGCGAAGCAGTAACTAGAAATGTTCTAACTTCAATCCCAAGAAGAGAACAGGAAACAGTTCAAGTTCCTCTACTTGAGAGAATGCAAATTTTAGCAGGTATCAAAAAATAACATTTAAGGAGTATTAATATGTCAATCGTACAAAAACTAACAGAAGGCATGGTAGAACGTGATCTTCAAAGAGAAGGTGCAGCCCTTCTATCTAAGTGGGAAAAGACCGGCCTCCTAGAAGGCATCACCGACGACCGTAAGCGTAACAGCATGGCTCGTCTTCTTGAGAATCAAGCCAAGGAACTTCTCCGTGAGTCCTCAACAATGGCACAAGGCGACGTTGAAGGTTTCGCTTCAGTAGCATTCCCAATCGTCCGTCGTGTTTTCGCCTCACTCGTTGCAAATGATCTCGTATCAGTACAACCAATGAGCCTTCCATCTGGCCTCATCTTCTTCCTCGACTTCACATACACACCCGGTACAACCCCACGTCTTGGTGCAGCAGCCAACGAATCACCATATGCCCAAGGCATCGTTGGTCGCCAACTCACAGGCGGTGTTGACCTCTCTGGTGTTAATGCAGAAAAAGGTTTCTATGGCCTTAATAACGGTTACTCATCACCAACTGGCACACTATCAGTATCACTCTCAGCAGTAGCTTCTGGTACAGCCGGTGACGGTATCGTTGATTCATACCTACGTTTCGACCCAGACGTTGCTTCTGGTACATACGTAGCTGTTGCAAGCACACCACTCGCTGGTTTGGCTCAGTTCAATGATCGCGACCTCGTTGCAATCAATCTTTCATCATCAGCTGGTGGCATCAATGCTGTCGGTACTTCTGGTCGTACCAAGCTCGTCAGAAGACTTACATCAAAGAGTGGCTTAAATGCAGTACTCGTATTCACATCAACACAAGTACCAGCCACAGCAATCACAGACGTAACTGGCGCAGCCGTAACACTTCAATTCCCAATCAAGGACGCTTTCCAAGCTTCCCCAGCTGGTGTTGATGCTCTCGGTGCAATCGCCGGTACTGACACTTGGGGTCTTGAAGCTTCAACAGCTATCCCAGAGCTTGATATCAAGGTTGAATCAGTCTCCGTATCAGCTGTCACCAAGAAGCTCAAGGCTAAATGGTCACCAGAACTCGGTCAAGATCTCAATGCTTACCACAACCTCGATGCAGAAGTTGAACTTACCTCACTTCTCTCAGAGCACGTAGCACTTGAAATCGACCGCGAGATCATGGAAGACCTCATCAAAGGTGCAACCGCTGGTACATTCTACTGGTCACGTTCACCCGGTCTATTCGTCAACCGTGCAACTGGTGTTGAAATCGGTGCATCAGCCAAGGCTCCAGACTTCACTGGTAACGTATCAATGTGGTATGAAACCCTCATTGAGACAATCAATGACGTATCAGCCCAAATCCACAGAAAGACCCTCCGTGGTGGCGCAAACTTCATCGTTTGCGGTCCAGAAGTTGCCAACATCCTTGAGTTCACCTCTGGCTTCCGTGCCAAGGTAACCCACGATGATGAGAAGGGCGAAATCGGTGCAGTCAACGTTGGTTCAATCTCCAAGAAGTTTGACGTATACGTTGCAGCCGACTTCCTCCGCAACGTAATCCTCGTTGGTCGTAAGGGTAACTCCTTCCTTGAAAGCGGTTACGTCTACGCTCCATACGTCCCACTACAAGTCACTCCTACCATCTTTGGTCAAGAGGACTTCGTACCACGTAAGGGCGTAATGACCCGTTACGCCAAGAAGATGGTCAGACCAGATATGTACGGTCTTGTCATCGTCCGTGGCCTCCTCGGTGAGAGCGGCGCATAATCTAGCGTATTAGATTAAGAAGCCCCCGGCTAGCAATAGTCGGGGGTTTTCTTTTATTTGTTACTATTTACAATGATAAGGAGTATTTATTGAATGGCTCTTCCTACGTTGCTACCTGCAAGCACTTTAAGCGCAGTTGTTCTTCCAGTTACAGGAAGCCCCGTACAAGTAACACAATATTTACCATTTGCTATCTACTCTGGTTCAACATCATTCTTAACAGGAGCATCAGACCAAGTAGCTTATGTTTATAAGAAGTTAGGTGGTGATGTATTAGATATTGAGTTAACTGTTGGAAACGTTTATGCTGCATATGAAGAAGCAGTATTAGAATACTCTTATCTTATCAATCTTCATCAATCACAAAATGCTTTACCAACATTACTAGGTAAAACAACTGGAACATTTGATCAAAATGGCGAGTTAACAAATGATATTGGTGGAAGAGCAGAGTTAGCTTATCCAAAGTATAATATTGATATTGTTAAAAGAATGGGTGATGCCTATGCACTAGAAGCTGGTATTGGCATGAATTCTCGTATATATTCAGCATCAATACCAATAATGGACGAAGTTCAAGATTATGATTTACAATCAATCGTTCAATCTGCTTCTGTAAACAATTTCGATCCAGCGACTAATGGGCCAGTACCGTTTTCTGGTTCTGTTGCAGGAAAGAAGATAACAATAAGAAGATTCTATTATAAAACTCCAGCTTCAATGTGGAGATTCTTTGGTTACTATGGTGGTCTTAACGTAATTGGTAATCTTTCATCTTATGGTCAGTATGCTGACGATAGCACATTTGAAGTTATACCAAGTTGGCACAATAAGCTGCAAGCAATGGC